CTACATGACCCCGAAGTGGTGGTGGGTTCTCGGGCAGAAGGTGCATGCCAGCAGGCTTATCCCTGTCTTCGACAATCCGCCTCCGGTGCTCCTCCGCCCCAGCTACAACTTTTTGGGGATACCGCAGGCGCAGATCCTGTGGGACTATGTGCTCCACTGGAACGAATGCCGGATCTATACCGCCAACCTCCTGAAGAAAGTGTCGCTCCTCGTCTTCAAGACTGATGTCAACGCGACTTTGCAGACTCCGGGCGGTGTGCAGGCGCTCGACACGCACATGTCGATGTTCCAGCGCTATCGCGATAACGACAGTGTGGCAGTTTGTGATATGACCGACGAGGACATCGTCAACGTACAGACCTCAATTGCTGGCTGTACCGACATCGTGCGCCAGTCCCTTGAGATGATCGCGTCAATCAACAGGACTCCGGCGGTGAAACTCCTGGGCATCTCTCCGTCAGGCTTCAACGCTACCGGAGACAGCGACATCAGGAACTACAACGACCATGTCAGGACGAAGCAGGAGCTTTACCGCTCCGCCATCATGACCTGCATCAGGGCGATTGAGATCGCGGAGACGGGCAAGATTGATCCGTCAATCACCTTTGAGTTCAACACACTCGGCGTTGACTCCGACACCGCGAAGGCTGCCAACGCGCAGACGCGCGTCAACACGCTCTGCGCGCTCATTGACCGTCAGGTCATCAGCCCCGAGGAGGCGCGCATGGCGGCAAAGGCTGACGCCGACACCGGCCTCGGCTTCATCGATGACGAGATGCCGGACACCGGAGCGCCGCAGGACTTTGAGACCGACGAGCCGGAGAACCCCGCCGCCGGCCTGATGGCACAGCAGGAGCCTCCTGCCGCCGGAAAGAATGACGCGGAGGCTGAGGAATGAGCAAGCCAAGGACAGCGCGCGCCGTAGCGGGCAATCAGGGGGTGCAGAGGGAGTTTGCCCGCCGCCTGAATGCCGTCCTGCGCAAAGTCCTCCGTGAGGCTCTTGCCGACATGAGGAAAGACGCGGAGGCCGTCGGCATGGCGCAGGACGCCGCAGGCGATGCGGTCTCCGGCTATCTCGCTGATAGGTTCGTGGAGCACATGGCGCGCTGGATGATCAAGGCGGGCGAGGAGGCGGAGAAGGTCTCCCGCTGGTTCTGCGCGCAGATGTACCGCACTACCACCTCGGCACAGAAGAAGGCTCTCGAGGCCGCGGGCATGTCAGAGAAGGCTATCGACATGAGGTGGAAAGTGCCTCTGCTGAAGCGTCAGTACATCAGCCCGACCGCGGCGAAGAGGCTCACCAAGGACATCGCGGATAACACCGGGCTGATTACCAAGATGGCGTCTCAGGATCTTGCAAGGCTTCAGGCGATGATGAGCGAGTCCGCAGGACGGAACGTGAATTTTGACGACATCGAGAAGCTGCTCGAGTCGTCACAGGGGTTTGATACCGAGCGCGCGAAGCGTGTTGCCCTGGATCAGACCAACAAATTGAACCAGCAGATCCAGCGCGACAATGCGGAGGATCTCGGTATTACAAAATGCGTGTGGGTGCACATGCCGGGGCAGTACACCTCAAGGCAGACCCACAAAAAGTTTGACGGTCAGGTCTTTGATACAAAGACCGGGCTGTATGACTCTGATGTAGGCAGGAATGTGCTGCCGGGCGAACTGCCGTACTGCAGGTGCGTCGCCCGTATGGTACTGCCGGAGGGACTGTATGACTGACGCAATCGAGCGTGTTGCCCTTGACGCTGAGAGTAAGAGGACATATGACGACAACGGCTTCCTGCACGTGAGCATTTCGCCGCTCACCCGTGTGCAGGTCGCCCCGTACCACGGGAGCGAGATCCCCGGCTGGCAGTCGCTCGGGCTTGATCCTGAGCGCATCTATAAGGGCTACCGCAGTGCGGAGGAGCTCTCGAAGCCGGAGACCATCGAGAGCGTCAACGGGATACCTATCCAGCTGATGCACCACATGGACTACGCCGACAATCCGGCAAAGGCAACGCGTGTGGGCAGTACCGGAACCGATGCGGCATTCCATGACCCGTATCTCACGAACAGCCTGCATATTCAGGACAAGAAGGCGATTGACCGCATCAATGACGGCTCAATGCGTGAGCTGTCGCTTGCCTACCGCTATAAACCCATTTTTACCGCAGGCGTGTCGCCTGACGGTGAGAAGTACGACTTCCTCATGACGGACATTTCCGCCAACCACCTCGCTCTCGTAGACGAGGGCAGGGCGGGACATGAGGTGCTCGTATATGACAGCAAAGAAGGAGAAAAATCCATGGCTGAAGAAATAAAAACCCCTCAGGCGACTGACGAGGAGCCTGCGAAGCAGGAAGCGGCGGTCGCTGAGGTCTCAAAGGGAGTGCAGGATCTCGTAGACCTCAGCAAGCCCGCGGAGTCCGCGGAGCCTGCCACTGATGAGGAATGCGCGAAGCCGGCCGAGGACGAGGAACCGGACGCAATCGCCGCCATCGTCAAGGATCTGATCGCGGCAGGCCTCGACCCCTCGAAGCTTCCGGGACTGGAGGACAGGCTCAGAGCCCTCGCCGTTCTCACCGCCACTGACGAGGAATGCGCGAAACCTGCTGCCAATGAGGAGACCGCTCCGGCACAGGCTGCAGAGCCAGCGACCGACGAGGAGACTGTTCCCGCTTCGGAAGCAAAGCCTGCCGAGGACGAGGCGGTAACCGAAGGCCTGAAACAGTGCGGGCTTGACGGCGAGGATCCTGCTGTTCAGAAGGCGTTTGCCGAGGGCATGAAGTACGCGTCTCAGGGCAATACCGCGGAGGCTCCCAAGGCTGAGGCCGAGGCCGCTGCTGACCGCGCGATTAAGGAGGCTACCGACAAGGTTGAGGCGAAGTATGCCGCAATCGAGGAGTGCCGCCGTTCCCTCGGCAAGGTGAAGCCGATAGCGTACGACTGTGCCGGAAGCGTCTACCGCGATGCCGTAAAGGCGGAGGGCATCAATCCCAAGGGCATGTCTGATGATGTTGCAAGAAACGTTTACCGCACCGTCATCACCATGAAGTCAAAGTTTAAGGGCGCTGCGATGGACTCAAAGCCTAAGGCTCAGAAACCGGGCCGTCTCAGCTCTATTCTCGGAAACATCAATAAGGAGTAACTATGGCTATGCAGACCAAAGTAGGCCTTTATCCTGTTACCGGCTTCCCCGGACAGGAGGTCAATCCCGGCTCCGCAGTCTACACCGCAGAGAACTACATCTCTGACGGCACACTGACCGCAGGAGCCTTCGCTTTCACCTCTGCCGTGACCGGAACAGGCACTGCCGCCGCCTTCAAGGCCGCAGGCAAGACCGGAACCGCTCTTATCGGCTTTGTTGAGCGCACCGTGACCGGCGCAATCCTCTCTCCTCTCAACGAGGCTGAGGGGGCTTACGCTCAGGGAACCGGCGCTTCCATCGCGCTTCGCGGGCAGTTCTACGCCGCCGCAACCGGAGCGGTAACCGATGGGCAGAGTGTGCTCTGCAACCACGCTACCGGCGCAGTCACCTACGGCAATGCCGGATCCGACAACGACACCGGCTGGATTGTCCATCTGCCCAACGGCCTTACGACCGCGGCAGAGGGCGACATCGTAATCTATGAGAGAGTCTGAGGAGGCAACCAATGACTAATCTTGATCTTGAGAAGGCAAGGGAACTGGGCATCTCCTCTCCCTATGCCGTCGGCTTCATGCCCTACAATGAGGTGAACGGGAAGATCCGCACCGACCTCGACGCCGCAAAGCGCCAGCTCGCGATGGACTCCGCTTCCGTAACCACTCCGAGCGTCGGCGCTCCGTCCGCGCTTTACACCTACCTCGACCCCCGCATCGTGGAGATCCTGTTCGGCGTTACCAACGCGAACCGCTTCTTTGCTCCGGTGAAGAAGGGAAGCTGGATTGATGACTTCACCCAGTTCCCCGTCGAGGAGATCTCCGGCAACGTCGGCCCTTACGCTGACTACGGCGACGGCCCGTCCAGCGATACCAACCACGAGTTCCCCGTCCGCCAGTCCTTCAGGTACCAGACCAGCCTGAAGTACGGCGACCTCGAGACCGCGAAGATGGGCGTCGCGGGCATTGACCTTGCGTCCAGAAAGCAGACCGCGGCAGCTCAGGTTATTGCCATCGCGGAGAATAAGTTCCAGTTCTATGGAGTCAAGGGGCTGAAGTCCTACGGCCTGCTCAACGACCCGAACCTGCCCTCCAGCATCAGCCCCATCAGCGTGAACTCCAAGTCCACCTGGGCGGATAAGGTTGCAGCAAATCCCAGCGACGCGGCAAACATCGTCTTCAACGACGTCATGAAGCTGTGGGGCGAGCTCACCAGCAACAATGGCGGCAACGTTGACGTCAATAACAGGGTAATCCTCGGAGTCTCCAACAAGGTCATCAGCTACCTTACCATCCCCAACGCGTATGGCAAGACCGCAAAGACCCTGCTCACCGAGAACTTCAGCAGCATCGAGATCGTTCAGGCGCCCGAGCTCTCCACCGCTTCTGGCGAGATGCTCTACATGGTCGTCCCTGAGCTCTTTGGCGAGCCGACCGGTGAGTGCGCTTTCTCCGAGAGGTTCCGCATGGGCAGGCTTGTCGCAGAGACCTCCAGCTTCAGGCAGAAGGCTTCCGCTGCGACCTGGGGATGCGTAATCCGCAGGCCGAGCCTTGTAGCCACCATGCTCGGAGTCTGATAGCTGACTGAGCCCGAAAACGAGGGCGGTTCGCCGCCCTCTGACGCAAGTCAAAAGCGCGCATCATGCGTTTCTGAGTTGCATCAACCACACAAGGAGTTTTTATGACCGCAAAGAAGATTAAGTCCACTGGAACCGAGATTGTCGGCGATACCGTCACCGGGAAGGCAAAGGCCGCTTCCGTTTCCAAGACCTCGCCTTACACCTTTGTCGCCTGCGGGCTCATGAACGGCATCAAGTTTGATGACGTTGACAACGGCAACGGCGGAACCAAGACCGTCGAGTTCTTCGGCATCAACCACGCGCTCCGCGGCAAGGCCGAGGGTATCCTCAACAGCACCGGAAATGCCGTCCTTTCCAAAGTCGTGAAGGCTGACTGGGAGGACATTCTGAGGAAGCACGGGCGCGAGCGCGTCTTCACTGCCGTTCCTGCCCTTCTCTTCGAGGTTCCGGGCGGGCAGGCCGAACTTGACGCGCGTGAGGACGAGGTGAGCGAGATACAGAACGGCCTGTCGCCCGTCGAGCCCGGCAAGGTCGCAGGCATCGAGAAAGCAAAGGCTGACTAGGAGGCGCTATGGCAGACGTAACCCTTGACATCTCAAACTTCCGCGAACACTACCCGAAGTTTACAGAAGAGAAAGTCACTGACACGCAGATTGAGGATGCATGGCAGTTCGCGTGCTCGATGTGCGGCAGTACTGACAAGGACTCACGCCTGCCGTACATGCCGAAGGCGGAACCGCCCGTCTACACGCGCAAAATCGCGCTGTACCTCATCATGTGCCATGTGCTGACGATCGATGGCTGGGGCGGCGGTCAGGCCGGAGCGATACAGTCCGCGAGCCAGGGTAGCGTCTCGACCAGCTTCCAGCTTCTGCAGGGCAAGACCACGAGTGAAAGCTGGTGGCTGCAGACTCCCTGCGGAGCGCGTTACTGGCAGATGATCAAGCCCCTGCTGATAGGCGGCAGGTTCTACTTCGGCAACAACTTCCATCCGTGGGGCTGACATGTCGAAAGACCTGAACGAAGCAAAGGAACGGATAAGGCAGAGGATTGCAGAGGAGATGCAGAAGCGTCACTCTGCGCTCATTGGTATCACCGACCCAAAGCTCGCGCAGATTGCCACGTATCAGGAGTTCGGCTGGGTTCAGCGCGTAACCCCCAAACAGCGCGGATGGCTCGGTACTCATGCCGGATGGGACATCGCCCCGCAGGCCGGGGCGTCCCTCGTCCTGAAGCCAAGACCATTCTTCCACAGCACCGTGATGGCGAAGCACAAAAAATGGTTCCAGATTGCCCGCCGCGCGCCGCTCGTCATGGGGATACCGGACACTGAGAAGCTCCTCGCGCTTGTCGGTGCCGAGATGGTTGCCGACGTACAGCAGACCATCAAGGACGGCGGTAACGAGTACGCGACATTCGAGGAGCGGCATCCGCTCACGATGGCAATCTATGCACAGCGCGCGCAGGGGCATCAGACCGACGGCACTGGCGGTATCAGCATCGGCAAGCCACTGTTCCTAACCGGACGCATGTTCGCGTCAATCCATTTCGAGATCATTGAGGAGGAGCTCGCATGAGCCTGAACCTGCATGACATTGTAAGAGGCGTGGTTACATCAGTCCTCGATGATGAGGATGTCTACCTTGTACAGTCCATCAGGCAGGAGTCTGACTGGGGACGCGTTACCGCGAAGTACGTGTCTGCCGAGCTGGTAAAGGCTCAGGTGCAGACGCTCTCAGGCGATGACCTGACTGTCAACGCCGAGACCGAGCGCACCGAGAGGGACAGGAAGTTTTACCTGTACAGCGATACTGCCTCCGGCCAGACGCCTGCCGGAAACGTGAGGATCCTCGGAAGAACGGGCGATTTCCTGTACAGAAAACAGACGGGAACATGGTGGCTGGTGTATAATGTAACCGAGGACTTTACATCAGCCGGATGGGTCTGCGTCCTTGCTTCCGAACAGCAGGAAGTTCCGCCCGAAGTCCTTGCCGCCATGCCTGAGGAGGAGACGAATGATTGACATTCCCACACTCGTCTGCAAGTTCGTTCATGAGTTCGCGAAAGGCGACGGCGTACCGCAGTATGGCAAGCACCAGTTTGTCCAGGGGTTCCAGAACATGGCGAACCCGCCATGCGGGACCCATGAGTTCTGTACCGTCTCGCTCCTCAACTCGATCCGCCATGGCACTGGCTGGCATCACTGGACAAATGAGAAAACCAGTGATCCTGAACCCTTTGAACAGCACCTCGAGGCCGTCGTTGAGCACGTAGTGCAGATTGACATGTGCTCCGCGGATCCTTACGTACTGCCGCAAGTGACCGCAGAGCGCGCGCAGATCCTGCAGCTTGTCGCAGGCTCCAACATCGCGACGGAGTATTTCGAGAACGTGGCCGGCGGGAAGCTCACCTGCCTCTATGCCGAGGACGCTCAGGATCTCGCGGGCTTCGACGAGACCAAATCCTACACGCGCCGGTACATGCTCCGCCTGCATCTTGCGGAGAAGTATGACGCGTATTTTGACTCTGACTATTTCACCAAGATTGACATAAAGCCCATGGCTCTTGACGGCTCAGACCGGACGGAGCCGGGGGCTATCCACTACGGCGAGGTTGACACCATTACCCGTAATCTGACAACTAACAAGGAGAACTAAATGGCTATTCCTGCTTCTGAACTCGTAAGAGTCCAGCCGCGAGTCCTCGCCGGAACCGGTCAGGATCTCGCGTTCAACGGGCTGTTCCTGACCGAGAACGCGCTTGCTCCGGTCGGAACCCTGCTCACCTTCCGTGACACTGCCAGCGTCTCGGAGTACTTCGGCTCAGTTTCCAATGAGGCAAAGGCCGCCGCGGTCTACTTCGGGGGCTACAACAACAGCTTCCTGAAGCCGACCCAGCTGTACATGTGGCGTTCCCACAAAAACGCCGCTGCTGCCTTTGTGCGCTCCGCCGCATTCAGCGCTGCTGCTGTCAAGACCCTGCCTGACAGCATCAAGGCAATCACTGACGGCATTTTTAACGTGACTATCGGCGGGACTGCTGTCGCGCTCACCGGCATCAACCTCAGCGGAGTTACCTCAATCTCTGACGCCTGCGCGCAGATTACCGCGAAAATCCGCGCCATAAGCACCGAGGAAAAACCTGTTGAGGCTGTCGCAAATGCCTCCCTGACCTGGGATCCCGTGCTCTGCGCGTTCACCCTGACTGCCGGCAAGGCGTCTGCCGATACCGGCATCTCCGGTATTTCCGGCGATATCGCCTCAATCTTCGGGCTTTCAGCTTCCTCTGCTGTCGTTTCCGCAGGAGCGGACATTCAGGATTACAGCTCGGCGATGGACGAGGTCTGCAGGCAGACTCAGAACTTTGTTACTTTCTCCACTGTCACCGAGCCCGACAAGGCTAACGCGCTTGCGCTTGCAGGCTGGAGCAACACCCAGTACGGAGAGGGCAACCAGTTCCTCTATGTGTACTGGTCTGACGATGCCGTTCTTAAGACTGCTGACGCCTCTGAGACTGCCGCGGCCGCAATCCGCGACGCGGAGTACAACGGAGTGGCCGGAGTCTTCGGTGATGTCCGCTACCCCGCCTTCATCATGGGCTCCGCGGGCTCAATTGACTGGGATCGCATCGGCGGAACCATCACCTTCGCGTTTAAGGCTCAGTCAGGCCTTGAGGCTAACGTGACCGATAAGGACGATGCCGCGAACCTTATTGCGAACGGCATGAACTTTGTCGGAAACTACGCAAGCAGGAACGACAATTTCATCTTCCTGCAGAATGGACAGATGTTGGGGCAGTGGGCGTGGATTGATACCTACCTCAATAGCTGCTGGCTGAACAACGCGCTTCAGGTGCAGATCCTCGGAGGACTCCAGCTTGCCGCGCGTGTGCCTTACAACGATGCAGGGTATATCCGCATCCGCGCGTGGGTTCAGGACGTTGTAGACCGTGCCCTGACCAACGGTGTGATTGACCGCGGCGTTAGGCTCAGCGAGACTCAGAAGACCGAGCTCATCAGCGAGGCTGGGAAGGATATCAGTACCGACCTTTACAACAACGGCTACGTTCTGCAGATTGAGGACGCAACCGCCGCAATCCGTCAGGCGCGCATCAGCCCTTCCATGAGCTTCTGGTACACCTACGGCGGAAGCGTACACAAGATCAACCTGCCCTCAACCGCAGTAGTCTAAGGAGGTAAATCATGACTCAGGCTTTAGGCAATATCACCAGCGCGAACGCGCAGCTGTACCTCACTGTCGATGAGCTGTACCCGGCTGGCATCCCGCTTCAGAACTTCTCCGCCGACTCCATGGCAACCTCGGACGACATGGAGATCTCACAGGTTCGCATGGGCGTTGACGGCGGCATGGCGGCAGGCTATGTCCCGAACCCGTATACCGTGACCATCACCCTCGAGGCCTCCTCGCCGTCACTTGAGACCATGCAGTCAATCCTTCAGGCGATGAAGGTCAACAAGAGGACTTACGAGTGCTCGCTCATACTTGTCATTCCCGCAGCCGGGCAGGTGCACAAGTGGTCTCACGGGGTGCTGACCAACGGCAATCCCGTGCCGGCTCCGAAACGAGTGCTTGACCCCACCAGTTGGAAGTTCGCGTTCCAGGATTACACTGTTGCAGGAGCGTAAGACATGCGGAAGGAAGAAATCATCACGGTCAACGATCGCGGCAATGAGCTGACCTTCCGCATCCGCGAGATGCCGGCGACCCGCCTCGAGAGATGGCTTATCCTCGTGGGCAAGGCGCTGGCATCTACTGGATTTGCGAAGGATGTGGACATCGCCGACGGCATGGACACCACTAAGGTCATCGCAAACCTCCTGATGAAGGACGGCCTGCGCTTCCTCGGCAACCTCGACTACGAGAAGACCGTGAAGCCCCTTGTCGAGGATTTATACAGCTGTGTCGAGCAGAAGGTCGGAGAGGCATACCTCGCGGTCACTGCCGATAACATCGACAGCAAAGTTGAGGACATCAGGTCGCTTTTTGCGATACAGAAGGCGGTCATCACCCTGCACCTCGGTTTTTTCGGAATTGGCGGAGTGTCAGGCTCCGCGAAATCCCCCAGCCCCGAGGCTTCAGGGCAGCCCAAACCGCGAATTGTTCCCCGCTCTTCGCGCCCCTGATCATCAACCACTACGCAACGCTGTACGAATTGCAGACGGTATATGACTACGAGGACGCGCTGATGATGTTGGAGTGCATGCAGGTGGACAGCTACAACCAGTGGGCACTCCAGCAGGCGGCGGAAAGGGAGGCGGGCAATGGCCACAATTACTGACAAAATCCTCATTGCCCTCGGCATTGACGCGAGGGGCATGCAGACCGGAGCCGACGAGGCCGGGAATCAGATTGACCGCGTCGAGAAGAAAGTTGATGAGGCAAAGGAGAAGCTGAAGGGCATCGGGCAGTCTGTCGATGACTTCGGCAAGAAGGCCGGCCAAGTCCTGTTCCAGTTTGTCGCCCCCGTCCTCGCCGCAGTCTCCGTCGGCAAAATGATAGGCGGCTACTTCTCTGATGTCGCCGCTGTCGCTGAGGCGACCGGAGCGTACAACAAGACGCTGGAGGAGACGCGCCTCAAGAAGGCTCAGCTTCAGCGCATCTCGAAGGACGACATCGAGTTTTACAAGAAATCGCGCGAGGCTCTTGTAAAGTTCAATATCGCGATGGGCGACTTTGCCGCCGCCGCCATGCGCTCCGTCATGCCCGCGATGGAGAAGATGATTGGCTGGCTGGGGAAGGTTACGGACTGGGTATCGCGCAACCCCGACAACATCATCAGGTTCATGAGGGTGCTCGGTGCGGTCGTCGGCACTGTGCTCATTCCGGTCTTTGTCCGCTGGGCGGCAGTGCTTCTCGCAAACCCCATCACGTGGGTTGTGGGGATGGTGCTCGCTCTCGCACTTGCGATAGATGACCTCATTGTCTACCTCAAGGGCGGCAGGAGCAGTCTCGACTCACTGTGGAAGGCAATGGGCTTCGTCAAGGGCGATACCGAGACGCTCAACAGGCTCATGGGCTGGCTGAAGGATACCGGCCTGTCGCTCGCAAAGGCTCTCGGAGTGCTCCTGACCGCCTTCACTGCCTTCAAGGTTGTAACCAGCATCATCAACGGCGTTAAAATCGCATGGACGGCCTTCACCGCCTCCGTCTGGGCAAATCCGCTCACTCTCGCTCTCGGCCTCGTCGCCCTTGCCGCGTGGATGCTGTACAAGAACTGGGACGACGTCTGCGAAGGCGCAAAGGCTCTCGGAGAAGACGTTGCCGACTTCTTTGTGTCATGGGGGCGGGATATCGCCGATGGCTTCTTCGCGCTCTCTGACGATATCGCCAGCGCATGGGATACCGTTACTGATTTTTTTGCTGACCTCATCGGGCAGGGAGCGAATGTCCTCTCTGACTTCGTGTCGCTCTGTTCTGATAAGGCGGCAGAAGCGGGAGACGCTATCAGCACCGGGTTCAGCGGCACATGGCAGGGCATTCAGGACGGGGCGGAGGCTCTTGGCTCCGACATTGGTTCAGCCTTTGACTCCGCGCTTTCCGCCGTCGGCGGCGTGTGGCAGGGCATGAAGGACGGAGCAGGTGCGGTCGTTGACGACATCGAGACCGCGTTCAGCGGCCTGACCTCGTGGTTTTCCAGTCTCTGGAACAAAATCACCGGCGTCTTCGGCTCAGCGATTGACGGCATCAAGAGCAAACTTTCCGGCGTTGCCGGAATGTTAGGCATTGAGATGGGAGACAGCGAAGAGAAAAAGACGGGCGGTGGACTGCTGACTCCGGAAGAGTACGAAAAGCAGAAGCAGATCGCGCTGGCAGGCGCAAAACGCAGGGAAGCAGCAGCCTCCGCCGCTCCTGTCCCGACTGCCAATGGTAGGAAGCAGACTGTTGTGGGCGGCGTGCAGGCAGTCCTTGCCGGCGCAGGCAGGGCGCAGGCTGTCCGCATGGCTCCGGTCTCCTCCTCCAGTTTCTCGTCTGTGCGCAATTCCTCACAGACCTCCAGCGTCCGCAACGACAACCGCAGGCAGGAGGTCAACATCACCATCAATGGCAACGCTGACAGGGGCACGGCGCAGCAGATTGGCAATACCGTCAGCGACACGTTCAAGTCCGGCGCCATGTCGCCCGTGCAGTAAGGAGGAGCCATGTTTGAGACTGTCATACGCGGATACGGAGCCATACAGAACAACTATCAGGCGCTCCAGGGATTCAACAGGCCTCAGGAGTCCGGCTGGGCAATCTGCAAGAGTGAAGATCTCTCTGATGCTGTCGAGTTCAGCGTCTTCATGAATATGGACTACAGCGGTGAGTGCAAGATTATCTCCTCGCCTGTCGAGGAGGGCGGTTTTGTCTCCTACAACCGCACCTCGATGCCTGCCGCCATCGGCCTGCAGGTCGCCATCAAAGGTCTGCCCGATGAGCTTATGAGCTCACTGACTGACCTTGAGATGATGATGGAGCAGACCGACCTGCTGACACTCATCACGCCTGACAACGTGTATCAGGACTACAACATGGTGAAGCTCCAGTACAGCCGGAAGCCTGAGGACGGCCTCGATGTGGCGTACATCGACATCGGCCTCGAGGAGGTCCGGCAGGTGGAGAGTAAGTACACGAATACCAAGGTTGCGCCGGAGCAGAAGCGCGGCAGGGTGCGGGCAAAGAGCACCAGCACGTCGTCAGCTTCGGGCAAGACGAAAAAGACCGGAGAGACTTCCGCTCTTACATCGCTCAGAGATTACTTCAGAGGCTAGGAGGAGCAGATGATACAGATACCGCTTTCGGCTTATCCGAATCAGTCGATGCAGATTGATCTTGACGGGCAGGTCTGCACGCTCCATGTCTTTGAGCGCGCGGGCTTCATGTATCTTGACCTTACTGTCGGGCGGACACTGCTTGCGGAGGGCATGCTCTGCCAGCCGACAACTCCGGTACTCCCCTATCCACTCAGGGGCTTCCGTGGACAGTTTTACGTGATTGACGCTCAGGCAGGCACTCCACAGACGCAGGAATCTCCGGCTTTTGCTGAGTGGGGCACGCGCTTCCAGCTGTACTGGCTGACTGATGATGAGACGGAGGCGCTCCATGATTAACACCTCTTTCGTCCGCCGCCAGCTTCGTATTGTGATACAGCTGTACAAGGGCGAGTTTGAGGACGGCGGGAACACAAAGACGATTGAAGACCTCGCCATGACCTGCTCCATTCAGAAACTCGCGTATCCGGAGTGCGGCAAGGCCTCTGTCGAAATCGCTGGTATGAGGCTCCCGGACATGGAACAGCTCAGCACTCTCGCCTTTGATCCACTCTACGTGAAGAACAACCAGCTGACCATCTACGCCGGAGACGAGTACCACGAGTTCTCGCAGGTGTTCAGCGGCACAATCACGAAAGCCGGAGCGGATTTTAACGCCGCTCCTGATGTGAAGTTTAAGATGGAAGCCTCTGTCGGCTACTTCGGGCGCATGATCGCCAAAGGCCCGACTGCCATCAACGGCACGCAGAAGGCCGACGCCTTCATCAAGGGCCAGATGGAGCAGGCGGGGTTCACGTTCCAGAACCAGGGGGTTGGCACCCAGATTTCAGAC